GCCATAACAGTAAGTTATCGTATAAGTGATAAGGCGTAAAAAGCTGGCTCATTCAATATATCCAATGGCGTTAATGTTCCAGTTTAATAAAGTAGGCGAGCTATAAGAAGGCTGTCGCAAAGACCTATCTATTGTGCAGTAATAAAGTCTATTCCTATCCTCAGCAATTAAACTATCACTTTCACCGCTTACGCCTTGGGTATACATAACAAAGAAAGGGTATCTAGGCATATAGTAGCCAAGATATTCAATCATTGAAAAAGCCTTTTGCTCACCGTTTATTTTAGTGGTAAAAGCTACATCAGTCGTATCTTCAAGCTCAGATTCTTCAAAGTTGTTAAGGTTTATATTCAACTTTTGCGGAACTTTCCTCGTATCAGAAAGTAACGGATTACCTTTATTGTTGCGCTTTATTGTTGCTTCATAAGGCGTGAAGCTAGGCGGAGTAAATGGCGCAGATATTTTTATACCAGAAGTTACCCACATACCAGCCGACATAATTGTTATGTAGCTTTCAGTAGTCCAGCCGACAGTGGTAATTTTTAATCGTCTTACAGTCAAATTTCCATCAGTCCACATAGCACCGAATGGCTTGTATAAATTATCAGCAGGTTTGTAAGTGTTAGTATAAATGCTACCAGCATCTTCAAAGTCAGTGTCTACATCACCCGATGTATCGTCATCGTAATGAATTGTAATGCCTTGCGTTTTAGTTAGGTTATGACCATAAATGCAAAAACCATTCATAGCCAAGCCAGTAGGGAATGTTATTGTAATAACAGCCTGAGTAGAGTTAGCTATCTTAAATGTAGTACCAGCGTTTTCGTCTATGCAATTTTCAAACCCATGACCAGTCGCAGCAGAGCCGCCTGATATAGCTATCGTGGTTGTCCCGTTTTTCTTGCGCCAGTATTCGTGGTGCAATTCGTTTTCTACTAAAAGTGCTCCAGACATTATGAACCCACCAATGCGTTAATCTCAAGACCATCTTCGGTCGCTTCGTTTATAGCTTCTATGATACGTCTTGCACCCTCTGGGTCAATAGAGCCATCTACAGTTACGTTTATAGCTTGTGGTGCTTGCCTGATCTCATCGTTAGCCGCTTCCTGTACTGGTGTTTGCGCTGCTGCTGATGCGCCTGTCGAGCCACCACCGCCACCACCGCCACCGTTTATAGCAGCACCTATAACACCCATACCAAACTTAACTGCCATAGCTTTTACTGCTAGTGCCTTTGATGATGCCAGAGAAGCTGCCGCCTGAGTCTCGCCAGCAGCTATATAAGTCTCTCTCATTCCGGGAGGCATACCTAAAGATGCTAATTTCGCACTAGCCCTTATACCCTCTGCACCTGCCAAACCTTGTATCATTATGTTAGCACCAGCCATAGCCGCATCAATAGCTACACCTGCAACCGCAGCAGCCTTGCTATCACCTAACATTTTTTTCAAGCCTTTGCCTAGTAGAGCAACGCCATCTTTATAAGCCATCTCTTTCAAGCCTATTTTTGATTGCTCAAAATTTTCCTCAATAGATAGCATTTTATCTTTATGGTCTTGCTCCATTTCTAACTCAAGCTCATATTCTTCAATTTTAAGGTCTAAGGCTGATTTCTTACGACCGTCTAGATACTTTTGAAAATCTATCTCTAATTGCTGTAGTTCAGTTATCTCTGCTTTTTTAGCTACAACTTCTTGGCTTTCAGTTGTTGGTTTTTCTATTATACCTGTTTCAGTATCTCTAAAGCCGTCAGTAGAAGTTAAGCCAGATACTTGAATCTGTATTCTATTTTCAGGGTTATTGTTAAAATCTGTAATCGCTTGCTCAGTGTCAGTAACTCTTTGCAACGCCTGTTTATACCACGCATGGTCTGGCGGTAAATTTGACAAGCTCATTAGCNTATCTTCTGCATTATTCAATGCGGTTACTAGCTTATTGGCTTCTTCTGCCTGTGTCGTAGTTATAGCGTCTACTATGCCAGATAATGCTGACGCACTTATACCGACTAACCCTGCTTTTATTTTAGCAAAGGCAGTCGTTAGGTTAGCCACACCTTCTCGGAACTTAGGGTCATTAATGCTGTCAGATAAGTCATTATTTGATTTGGCGAATATATCGTTAGCACCAGATACTTCACCAGCCGCAATAGCTAGGTTACCGAACGCTTGATCTAAGTTAGATATAGAGCCTTTGAGCGTTTTCGTTTGCTCAATAGCCGCAGCAGCGAATGTAGTGTTACCTATATTTTCAAGGTAGGCTTTTACATTATCTGCGCTTTTCGTTATCTCTGTAGATACACCCCTAAAGGTAAATGTAACCTTATCGCCCTCTTGCTTACTTTTTATACCAAACTGTTTCAGGCGCTCAAACTCAAAGGTAGTCGCATCAGCAACTGCCTCGACCATTTGCTCAAGAGAAGTACCCATCGCGGCTGACGTATTAGCAAAGCTCGTCATAGAATCTATGCTAGGGTCTAAGCCTAAGTTGACTAGCTTGGCAAAACCATTAACAGATTCATCTAGCGTGAAGGGAGTTTGTAGGGCGAAGGCATTAAGGTCTTTAAACGCTGCGGCTGCTGCGGCTGTACTACCTGTAGCGGTAACTAATCGAGCATTAAGAATAGAGAAGTTAGAACCTGCTTGCTCGACCGCTTTAAGTCCTTTGTTGACGGCAAAAGCTAGAGCGGTAAAACCTGCTACGGCTGCAGCTACCTTTCCTTTGTTAGCTTTGAGGATTGCTCCAAAGCCTTTATGCTTGCGACCTAGTTTGTTGGTAGCATTTTCAGCATCGTTAGCAGCACCTTTCAGTTTGCCAAGCTGTTTTATGCCAGTCTTAACCTCTGACGTATCAACTTTAAAAATTAGTTTTGCGACTTCGTTTGCCATGCTTCAAGCCTTGCCTTGTCTAGCCCTAGAATGGCGTCTATTTCCCACCACTGCAAAGGGTCATCATATAAGTCAATATACGCTTTAATATCTATTAGCGATACTGATTCTTTACCCTGAGAGATTTTAAGAAAGGCTTGAAACACCCCACTTAAATGCTCATCAAGAGTTGGCATATTTTGAAGCTCCGCAGGCGCTTTGCCAGAGATTCTTTCGATTGCTTGCCACTGCTCTAGGCGTGTTGATTTGCTGCCTTCTATCCTACCGTTAGCGTGGAATACCCACTTGCCAAACTCAACTACTTTGTCGGTTTGGCTTTGGTAAAATTTTTGCGCTCTGCCATAAAGGTATCGACTTGGTCTTTAACAAACGGTGCTTTCGAGTATAACTCTCGGCATAGCTTCTTAGTAAACTTCTCGTCTGTACCCTTCCAGCCTATTGTGCACTCAACTAACGCATCAATAACAAACTTATCGCTATCCACTTCGCTGCCTTTTTGAGCAGCTTCAAAATATGCAGCTTTCTGTTTCTTTAACTCTTTACGGTAGCTAACCGAATCAACGCCTTTTACCTTAATATGTAAGGGTGTTTTTTTACCCTCATCATCGAATATCTGCGTGTATGAACCTTCTTCGTGATTATCTACAGTATATAAGTCTGTTAGCTTCATAAATCTCTCCCAAGTTAAGTAAAGCCCCGACTAGCGAGGCTATTCAGTTTTATAAGTCTGTATCAATTACTAATGCAGAACTATTGTCGCTGTCTTTGTAGATTGCAGTGAACTCCATAGAGACACTCACAAGACCTTCGCCACCAACTTCTACAGCACCAGTAGTATAGACTACCTCAGCCATAGTAAAGCTAATGCCAGTAGCACCAGAGCCGCAAGTAACAACGATAGCTTCTTTAGTGTTAGCAACAAACTTCTCAAGCTGCGCTGCACCAGCAGTAGTATCAAAGTGAGCAGTCAATGAGCCAGTTACTCGGCACTTACCGATGCCGCCTTGCTGCGCTAAGTTAGAACCTACTTTGTTAGTAGTAGCTAAACCGTTATCAATGTTCAAAGAGAAGTCAGTGATAATAGCAGTAGATGAGCCGCCTAAAGTAATAGCAACATCACTAGAGTGGTATGGGTTGTTAGTATCTGTGTAACCAGTCTCACTGCCGTCAAACTCAGCATTCTCGGTGGTCATAGTTGAGCCGATAAGACCGAACGTACATTCTACTAAGCCGTCAGCAGGAACGGTCATTGAGAACGTGTTGAACTCCATACCAACGTACTTATGCACATTGTCATTAACAGAAGCTAGGTCAACAAAAGCCTGTTGAATTGTGTAAGACTGGCGCACTAAGCCAATGTTCATAACGCCACCTGATAAAGCGTCATCGCCTACAATAGCTCGTAAGCCTTCGACATAAGCTGCTTGGTTAGATAAATCAAAAGAAATATCACCAGTAACAGAGTGAGCACCCATAATTACGTCTTGAACTTCACGATCACCAGTAATAACCGCAGACTCGTGGTTAGTCTTAGCTAAAGATAAAGATACAGACTTAAAAGGAACAATAGAATAGTCACCAGATGGAGCAGTACCATAAGTTGACTCCTCTTTGATGCTTAGTTTTACATTTTGACCACTTTGAATAGTCATTTAATTAACTCCTCGCGGGCGTTACCGCATAATAAGATACATCTATATTTCTAACAAAAAATGCACCATCTCTGCGCCCAACGCCTAATGATACGTTTAAAATTCTAACGGTAGTACCACTATGGGTCAAAACCGTGCCTCGTTTAAATGTGTTAGCTATTGAATCCATATCAGTTTCAAATGCACCAATGCCAACTTCATTAAAATAATCTATCTGGAATATGCCCTGATGATAATCTGTACCATTCGCACCAAGCGATAAGGTAGTTGTATCAGCAGGTAACAAAGTTCCTCTAATCCATTTTATACCAGCAGTGCCTTTATCAAAAGTAGATAAATCAACTTCTTGGTTCTCAAAGACTCTATTGGTAAATCCTAAAGAGGATAAGCCATCAAACTCAGTCTCTAGGGCTACCCTAATGTTTCTATAGTCTCTAGCAGTATCGCTCATTTAGTACCCGCATTTATAATGTTAGTTCTAAGCATACCTTTAGGGTTTTGCCACTCACGATTAGGCTCTTTTTCACCGCCAAACTCAACTTGATTAGCATACTCAACACCATTGGTAAGAAAAAACTTCTGCCCAATAGTTTTTGGTGTTATTTGTTTGGCAACAGCCTTATAGCTACTTTTACTATCTTGACCAAATCCATCTTCAGACCTATCTACAGCTAATGGAGAGCCAATAGTGGCGTTCCAATTATTTTTAAGTTTACCAGTTTGAACTGGGGTATCGGCTACTATACCGTTACAAACCTTTGAATAGTTTTCTTCCACAAACTTAGCTGCGTCAACCATCATTTGATCTGCTGCGGCTTTAACTTCTGAGTCGAAGCTCATAATAAATTACCGTAGTCGCTGGCTGCACTGGGTTAATCTCTACAACTCTTAATTTCTCAGAGTTAATTGTTGCTGTATCACCAATTTTAGGCGGTGTTGCGGAGTACGCAACGGCTGGAATCTCGATAACTTGTGTAGTGTTATCGTTTTCTTCAGCCTTACTCTCATTAAATAAAACCACTTTAGCATCATATGTCGTTTGGCTTGTACTACTCATACCCGAAGATGGGCTGTAACTGCCACGACTAAAACGGGAGAAGGTTACAGACTGACCATAATCAGTGAGTAATCTTTCTGCTGTACTTGCTAGTGGTGTATAGTCAAAGGCCATTATGCCCTCACAACCCTCATAGGGCTTTTAATTAGCTTTCTAAGAGCCTGAGAGGCTGCTGGTAGCAAAGTACGATCTGCGCTAGAGTTCTTATACTCTACTTCAATCTCGCCTATCTTCTCTTTTACAGTCTCTCTAGAGATAGGGTCGTTAATACCATAACCCTGCTCAAAGCCGTAAGCTAATTCGTAAATCGCAATTAGCACTTCATTTGGTATTTCATTGTTATCTTTCCCAAAGCCGTCAATAACAACGCCGCTACGAGGCCACTGCATTGACTGTTCTTCGGTTGCTTTAAGCCCTATAAATGGTAGGGACTCAAAATAATCTGTAGCTCGCAGAATATATGCCTCTGCTTGAGCATCACTTATATCTGTTCTGCTTATGTATCTCGCATTCAGGTAAGCATCGTAATTGGCAACAGTAACATAGCTGTTAGCAGTTGTTGATTGCGAACCTGTTTCTACTGTTAAAGCCATTTTATCACCTTAAAAAAATGGCCGACCTGCAAGGGAAAAGGGAGAGAAACCCAAGCAAGCCGACCAAAGCACTACGAACTTACTGGTAAATGTTACCGATGAAGTCTGATTTCCAAGCTTTAACGCCCCAACAAGCGGCAACTTCGATCATAGACTTACGGTAGCCTTTGTAGATGCGTACTTCAAATACTAGACCTGAATGTGGGTCTTGTACAAGAATTGCATCATCAGCAGCATCACCAACAGAAGGTAAAGCAGGTGCTCGCATACCAAGCTCAAGAGCGCGGCGATGGAACATAAGGTTAGACTGGTAAGAAGCTACGCGAGTAACTACGTCATCGTCATCTGCTTGAACCAAGATACCTTTAGAACCGTTGATGATAATGTTACCACCAGCATTACCAGAAGCAGTTTGAGTGTCAGAAGAAACAACATAACCAGAAGTAGTGTCACCAGCGTTAGTGATGATGTCACCATTCAAGATAGTGCCGCCGCCACCTGCGTCAACAGTCAAAGTAGTCTCACCAACAGCTTCGTTTGAGCCATTGTTGATTGCCCAAGCAGCTTCAGTACCAGCAGTGTGAAGTGCAGACTGGCTAGATTCACGAACAGTTGCACCGAACAAGTTAGATAAAGTGCCGTTTTGACGGAAGTCATCAGTACCAGCGTTATCAGCGAAAGCGTTAGTACGGCTTGCGCGGAAAGAACCACCAGCTTGAGTGTTTAATACAACAGAAACGTCATCAGTAGGCATACCATTGTCTACAAGTAAGCGGCGCATTTTAGCAGCTTGCTCAAGACCAGTAGTAGTTGCTGTGAACGCAAATGGGTCAGTACCAACAGTACCTAAAGCGCGTGAAGCATTGTTTTTAGCTTCAACGAAAAGATCGCTTTCCATTTGGTTAGTCAACTTACGCATTGCTTGTTGAACTAAGTCACCGTAAACAGTTTCGTAGTTACCAGCGTTACGCAACTGAAGCTCTTTCTCAGCACCCATTGGGATTTGGATAGCTTTAGCGTTAGTTAGTTGGAAAGTAGAAGCAGTTACAGTCTGATCTGAACCTTCAGGAATAGACATAACACCGTTAGAGATGTCTACAAAAGCAGGTGCTTCAGCAGTTACGGCAGCTTTAATGGTGTCACCAACAGCAGCACGAGTGCTATCAGCGTTCATAGTTACAGAAGGTATGAAGCCTACAGCTTCGCGACCTACAGTGTCAGCAGCGACATAGATGTCGTTTGCTAAGTTTGTCAAAGTTAAATCATTAGCCATTAGAATGGTTCTCCAAAAGAGTAATTAAATTATTTTGCCGCCAGATTTAACGAAAGACATTCTTTTGCGATTGTCCATTGCATCAAAGTCCGCACGACTTACTTGTTTGGTATCCCCAGCCCCGCTGCTTCCACCTGTTGCGCCACCCCCAGCGGCTTGTGACCCGTCAACCAAAAACGGGTATTCCGCTTTTATTGATTGCGTCAATTC